TACTTTTTAGCAACTTTTCTTACTTTTTTCTAGGATTCGTACCCAAAAGTCCTTATCATTAAGTATAGAAAAAAAGATATGAATCATAAAAATCAGCAGGCGAGCAATACTAGCCTAAATTTAGGTACCGTACTTTTTTTGATATTCCTAGTACTCAAGCTTACTAATCACATTGATTGGAGTTGGTGGTGGGTTACTAGCCCGTTATGGATTCCGGTTACCCTATTGGTATTGGTAGCTGTACTTATAATGTGTTTCAAAACGATATTCGGAAAATAGAATGAGTAAAATACAAATACCTGCCAACCTACTTATGCCCGGAGGTAGTTTCGGTATAGTGAGAGCACAGGGCAAAACGTATGTAGCTCCAGCTTGGGTTGAAGTGCCTGCCGATACTCAATACTCGGATATTGAGGTTGTTGGTATGAACGATCCTTTGCCTGTACATGAGCCGACACATGTCATTGTAACTGGTAGTACTGGAAAGAAATACCGTGTACAATTTGACTGTAACGGACGGGCTAGTTGCGAGTGTGTAGGGTTTACATATCACAGAAGATGTAAACATATCGACCAAGCTATTACAAAAAAGTAAACTATATTTATTTAAAAAGATGAGACGAGAAATTGGTAAATATACGGTCGAATTGACCGGCGATCTAATCACGATCAACGAACGTGATCTAGGGACTATTTGGGGCAATACTTACACGGTTAGTACGGCCCGTAAACATTTCAATGAGATTTGTCATAAGGTGGAGCAACGTGTCTATAACCAGCAAAGCTCACCGGAATGAGAGAGGCGTTTATACAGTATCTAAATACACGGCAAGCCAATGATTTGGCACGTTTTTTACGCCTTTGGATATCACATAAAATGCCGCAAAAAACTGAGAATGAGGTTATAGGATTCATCCAAGAATATATTAATCATTTAATGCACGTGCCGGTAATGTTTGATGGTAGATATCAACAAGCATTGCAAAGTCTAATCGAAGTGGCTCGTGTAGAACTCGAAGTAAACAGCGTGGTTCATAATAACGATTACAATAAAGTAATCAAATACTATTAGCATGTCTAGAAAGTATAAACTTAACATCGGGGATACCGTTACAGTGCGTATGCTAGGTGCGCCTCGAGTAGGTAAAGTCATGTCAATACGTACAGAAGGTACCTATGACGTACGTTGTGCTGATGGGGCAATTTTGCCAAATTGTGACTGGGAAGATACTACTCTAAAAAAGCCGAAGCCATGGTTTATTGTATCTCGAGATGCTAAAGGTACTGGTAAAATAGAAACGGAAAATACCTCAGATCTATCTGATATTATCGAAGACCAAAAGAAGTTTTTACGTGGAGAAATTAAGAAATGATCCATACCCATACTGCCACTTATATAAGGTGTTGATCGGTTATTCAGCAGGCCGTCATTGGCAGCATTATGTCTTGCATTGTGACTATCCTAGGCCTGACGATAAACGCAATACTGACGAACTTAAGCGCCGGTTATCCTGGACTTTATCTCGTATACATATATATAGTATAAAAGTACTAAAAAAGGATTACATATATGGCACGCGGCAATTCAAAATCGACTAATGCATGGACACCTCAAGCAAGAAAAAAACGTCCTGGGGTTCATTCTAAATGCAAATCTAGCAAGATAAAACGTTCTAAAAAATATAAAAAAGTATATCGTGGACAGGGTCGTCCTTAATATATTTATAAAAGAAAAAGGCTATGATTACGGTACATAACTTAATGACAAGTGAAACGTTTCGAGGCGATGCTTTGGAATTTTTCATAGATGAAGATACTGCCATTGGCGAAGTATATCTAGACGGAGATTTGATTTATCAGTGTATTGATAAAGACCTTCAAGATGAAGATGACTTGGAAATAGAATTTAACCGTATTTTTGAAGTTACAGAACTCAGTGAAGAAACGGATGAGTACGATTCTGACTCATACGAAGATGACTACTATGAGTAGTACATATTTATTAAAAACAAAAAGGAAAATGTTATGACATCAAATGAATTATTTACGCAGATGAAGCAACTATGGGAAGCCATTGAACTTAATCACGATCAGTTCGTGAACAAAGGAAATAAAGCAGCTGCAACCCGCGCACGTACTGCAGCGGGAGAGTTTAAAAAACTTGTTACTGATTATCGTAAAGAGTCAGTGAACGAGTCAAAAAAGGCTTAAAAATATATGCCGAGGCCAACTACATCTGAAATACACAATGAGTTACAATTGATCAAAAAAGACGTAGAAGTTATGCGTGATACACAAGTGAAAATGCAAACGGATATATCCGACATTAAACGTGTATTATTAGATCCAGATAATGGCGCCATTGCGCGTGTAAATAAAAATACAGAATTTCGCAAACAGGCCTCGGCCGCGCTTTGGTCTGTCTGGATAGCCTTATTAGGTGTAATAGCTAAACTAATATTTTGGGAATGATGAATCACGAAGATTTTAAAAATAGAATCAAGCAAATTGTAACCGAAGAGTTGCAAAATGTGATTATGGAACAGTCAGGTCGTTACGGCCGGATATTAGATCCAAAGAACTTCGATCCAGTAGATCCAGAAGTATTAGTAGTTGGCTTTGGCTCAATGCTAAGGTCACAATTACGTTCAGGTATAGTTAGTCGTTTCAAAGAATTAATAAAGTCTTCAGAGATGGCAGCAGGTGATGATACACCATATCGCACTTACAAATCTATGTTAGGTTTGATAGATGAAAAGAGTGTATTGAAAACAATGATACGTGCTGAAATAGAAATTGCTGAAGAACTTGAGTCTATGCGTACAAAGGGCGGTCGCCGTGCGCAACCAATTCCAAAACAAATGTAAACAAAGTTACGTAATTATTAGGACTTATAGAAAATAGTTGTTATAATAAAGTAAATAATAAAAATAAATAGTTATGAATTATTACGTATCCAAAGTAAAGATTGCAACCGACACACCTAAGGGTGTAAAATGGGTTACTGAAACCTACCTCGTTAATGCCGTATCTGTTACGCATGCAGAACAACTTATCAACGAAGATTTTCAAAATTCTAATGTTGAGTTTGATGTTAAGTCTGTATCCAATAGCAAGATTTGTAAAATTATTAACGATAAAAAATAAGGTATGCGATATAATGTTGATGAATTAGTTGTATTTCGTTTCGATGGTAGCAATCAGGTAGGATTGATTACTAATCGTAGAACTAAAAAGGGCATATCTACGTATGATATTCGCTCAGAAAAAGGATCGGCATATCTAATGGTTCCGGTCGATAGTAAAAAATCTCATTTCTATATTGACTCTAAATTAACGGAAATATTTCGTTTAAATGATGGTAAAAACAATATGTACGTAGATAAAAATCTAGGACATACTGTGGCTAATTATGCATCAGATATTCAATTAACTGATGAATATCCGACCAATCACTTTGAACGAAATAATGACTTTATATTTAAAACTATTGGTGCTAGATCATACTAAAATATTTTCTATGAACAAGGATCAGAAACGTGTTTTAAAACAGTATCCTAATGCCAAGCTGTTAATGTCAGAGGACGGATCGTATGTAGTAGAAAATAATGATACGATCTTAGCTGAAGAGTATTTTATGCCGTCTGCATATGATACGGATACTGCATGGAAATATGCAGCATTAGCATGTAAGACTACTCAAAACTTTAATAGGACTCATCCAGAACGAATGAGTTTACTTGATATCGAATCTAAACTAAGTCGAATACAAAAACGAAAAAAGAATGCTAAGAAAAATTAAACAGTTTTTATCATCGCAGCCTGAAGTTACAACAGAGCCGGAAGTAGATGTAGAATTAACTATTTTAGACGAGCTTATTAAAAGTGAGTCATTTTCTCCGACAGAGACTGAATCGGAGAGTATAGAATTAGAATACATGCCACCCGATCCAGATGAGGGTTACATAATGCATTCTAGTGAAGTTGTAGGATACGATAATCGAGAACGACAATTTACTAGTTACGGCGTTATTGCCAATACTATTGGATTATCATCTGTATTAGACTTTGGTTGTGGCCGCGGAGATTTCAAAGTATTCTATGCGCAACGCATGGAAATTGAGCCTGATCAGATTGACTATACTGGTATTGATATTAACGAAGTATTAATAAATGCCGGTAAAGAACTATATCCGGATATCGATATTAGAGTTGCGGATTGGTTGAATATGCCTAAAGATCTTAAAAAAGAATGGTGTATCAATGTAAATTCATTGAATTTACGATACGATAGAGACCTTACTAAAGATAATTGGGAGTATTTCAAAGCTTCTATCAAAGCTATGTATGAATGTGCTACTTCAGGTGTAGCCGTTATGTTAGCTTCAGATGTACCGGGCATCGAAGATGGATTAACCAACTATAATCCAGGTGACGTTATAAATTGGGCACAAAAAGAATTTGGTGGAGTAGCTATAGATCATTCCTATTCTACCGAAATGTTTACATTAATTATTTACAAATAAAATCAGATTGTATGAGCATTAACAGCAGGTTCGCAGTGGACCAAAACAAGACACGCAAGTATGGACGTTTTTACGGCTCAATTGACTTTGAGTGTAATGACAAAGTCTCTGCGCAAGTTTTCAAGCACAATTCTTATAGTACTAACGTTGGGGAGTTTATTATTGGAAATTCACGTTTTCCAATGACTATGGAAGAATTAGAATTGATGGAGCAGACATGCCGCGAGGCACGAGAAACAGTTATGAAACGATATCGTTTAGGCATGATGGGACGTCTGGACTAAGCAGATATTTATATAAAATGTATTAATCATTTTCAACCAATTATGATACTAAAAGACCTCGTAATACAAGAAAATGATTTCGATGTATTTGTTGCATTGAATCCCACAGAGAAGATTGAATTCCTGTGGGATGCTATGCATATAGGTACAGAAAAATCTGTTGATAAGCAGATCTCTAAATTAGAGAATGAACATGATGGCTCCGGTAGACGTGTACTAATGTCTATGCAAGAATTACGTGTAGGCCCTTACATGTTAACTATTATGACTATAGATCGTATAATAGTATTTTCATCTGAAAATTTACGTCTAATACGTAGTTTTGTTAAACATATGTGGTATACTGGTTATATACTACACCGACGACCTGATGTACGTAAATCGCCACGAGCCGTTATGCCTAAGTATTTTATAGCATATGAAATGGTAGGCGAAGAACAGCCGATGTGCGAGAACTAAATAGCCCGATATGTTCTAAATAAGAACGATATACAATAGATCTTTTTCTATGAATATCATAAGACCCGTAACAGGACCAAGTTCATTTTTTTAAAAATAAATTTGGATCCGTACGGGTTTTTACTTATCTTATTAAAAATAAAAAATAAGTTATGAATGAAAATGTAAGATTAGGTTATGCCTGTGTCAACATGACATTGACAAACCGTCCAAAAAAGTTAGGTGGCCGTGTTACAACCTCGCGAGGTGTACGTAGAGATTCTTGGTACCATACATGGGACTTGCGCAAGTTAGGTGATTTAGCATTAGCCAATGCTACCGATCTATTGCATTACTTGAAATGGAACGAAGAGAATGACATACGGTTGTTTCGAATCGGTTCAGAGCTTATTCCATGGCATGATCATTACGAACTTACCGACCTACCTAATTACGATGCTATCGCTGCTATGTTACGAGAATGTGGTGATTATGCAAAACTGCATGGACATCGTTTATCTACTCACCCTGGGCCGTTTCATATTCTTAGCTCACCTCATGAGGCTGTAGTTAAGAAGTCACTTATTGGTTTAGAGCGTCATTCCGAAATGTTTGATATGATGGGCTTTACTCCTTCTTACGAGAATAAGATCAATATTCATATCGGCGGCGCCTATGGCAATCCTGAGCGTGCTGCGATGACATGGTTACATAATTGGGATAGATTATCTGACAGTTGCAAGTCCCGATTAGTTATCGAGAATGATGACAAGGCTAGTATGTTTAGTGTTAACATGTTGTATAACTTTATTCATCGCAATAACGGCATTCCTATTACATTTGATTACTATCATCATAAGTTTCATCCCGACGGACTTACCGAGTATGAAGCATTGATGTTAGCTCGCGAGACATGGCCGTCACATATTCGACAAGCTACGCATTGGTCGGAGTCCCGACGACAAGAACATTTGCGACTTATTCAGGACACGTGTAAGGCTAACAATATCTTAATTGAAGATTTACATACATGGCCAACATTGGCAGGTATCAAGCGAGAGTTTGATAAGATCAAAGAGACGGCCCACTCTGATTATATTCAAGGGCCTATTGAGACATACGGATTGCCTTTAGATATTATGATCGAGGCTAAGGCTAAAGAATTAGCCCTTTTACAGTTCCGTAATATTTATGCATATAAACAACAGGAGGTTTTAGTATGAGAGACAAAGACAACGTGTTACGCAAATTAGATGAAGCTGATGATATGGTTAGGATTCTAGCCGAATTAGCCAATAAAAAAGCTGTTGATACTACAGAAGCGGTTCGCCGTCTTTCTGAAATACACAACCGTATTAAATTTGCAATAGACCGTATTTCCATTAGTTAACATGAAAGCTAAACTATTTCCAATCATAATCGCATTAGCTGCTTTATCAGTATCTTGTTCTGCAGCATTTTATTCTGTTTATGGACTAGGTAAACTATTTGCCGGCGCTAGTACACAGGTTATGATCATGGCAGGTAGTTTAGAGTTTGCTAAATTAGTAATCGCATCCGCGTTATATCAGTACTGGGATAGTATCAATAAAATTTTACGTACCTATTTAACAATAGCTATATTGGTATTAATGACTATTACTAGTGCTGGTATATACGGGTTCTTAACCGGGGCATATCAAGAGACGTTTGCATCTACACAAGTAGTTGAACGGCAGATTGGGTTGTTAGAATCTAAAAAGACCAATTTTCAGACTAGAAAGGATGAATATGTGGCTGAAAAAGAACAATTAACGAACTCAATTACGCAACTTAGATTAGCTATTTCAAACCCAGGTCAGAGCCAGTATATCGACCGTAAAACGGGTCAAGTTGTAACAAATACATCTACAGCTTCACGTACTCTACTTCAAAACGAAGTTAATTCTGCAATTGCAGATCGTGACATATTAGATTCTAAAATACAATCTTTATCTGATTCTATATCTACTGCAGATATCAATATTATTAATATACGTAATTCAGATTCGTCTGTATCAGAATTAGGGCCATTAATGTATCTTTCCAAGTTAGTAGGTGTATCTATGGATAGAGTTATTAATTGGTATTTGTTACTTATCATCTTCGTTTTTGATCCGTTAGCCATAACACTAGTAGTTGTGGCTAATCAAGCTTTTGATAAATTAAAGCCTAAAACAGCAGTGCCTGTGATAACGGAGCAACCTGTAACGGAGCAACCTGAAGAAGAGATAGATGACTATGAAGATACATCTCATCAATGGTATGATTATCCGGAAACATCATCTATAGTTACCCCTATAATAGAAGTTATTGCTCCAATAGAAATGGAAGTAACTGCTTCTAACGAACCTACAGGTTCAATGCAATCTCCAGTAGAAACTAAACAAGACATTTATCAAGAACCGGTACGATCTCGTCGTACAAGAGCGTATTGGACATAACCTTTTAATTAAATTTTATGAGTAAAAAACAAACTGAGGTGCAAAAATTTGCATCTAAAATTATTGACAACAAGCGTTACATGATTTGTCGTAACAGTGAACCTGACGGTAAATATTGGCAAGGTAAATTATGTGATATTTGGTCTAAGGTCGGACATAATACAACATCTGTATTATGCCATAAATGTAGCTCACAGCTAGCTGGCGATCCTCAAGTCGGGGCTGGATATAAATCTTCCGGTAAACCTCGAGGGTGGCAGTTCATGAAAGAATATGTAGATGAACAAGGTAATGTATTTCATAAAGGCGAAGAACAACCTAAATTGAAAGGTACATTACCGCCTACTCAGATTGATACTGAGTCATCTAAGAAACGTTTAACGAAACAAGAAAAACAAGAACTTAGAGATCAGTTATTGCAACAAGTAGTTTTCCTGCGTGGTAATATTTCTAAAGCTACTTTAAAGAAAGATATCAATAGTAATAAGACGCAACTACGTAAATTGGAACGTCAGCTTAAAAAGATAAAATAGTTTTGACTTTTAATAAAAATGTTATTATAATTAAGGTATGAGTATATACGAAGAAAAATCCAGTAAACGTAAACAAATAGATGAGGAGTTAGAATCTCCGTACGAAACTGTATCACAACAGTTGGCTACTCAGTTAGATTTACGTGATTCGGTTATTTATCTCAATGATGATATCGGAGAAAATACTTTAGTAGATCTAATGATACGAGTACGGGCTATACTTAATAATCGTACTAGTGATACACGTAATGAACCTATCAATCTTATCATTAATTCTAATGGTGGAGATGTATATGAAATGTTAGGTATTATTGATTATATTGAGTCATTATCAGTACCTATTAATACTATTTGCCGTGGAAGAGCTTTTAGCGCTGCCGCTGTAATTTTAGCATGTGGTACTGGTGTACGTATGGCTAGTAAACGATCATGTGTTATGTTCCATGAATCGATTAGTTTTATGGATGGCATTAAAATAAGTGATATGTCTGCATATATCAATAATCTTAATTCATTGGAAAATGATGTATGTAATTTATTAGCTTCTAAATCTAATAAGAATGCAGATTGGTGGAAACAGCAACAGAAAACAGATTTGTTTTTGTCAGCTGAACAACTAAAACAATATGGAATAATTGACGAAATAATTTAAATACTATGAGTTTAACAGCAGAACAAATACAACAAAATTGGATTGAGTTTCGTAAAAGAATTAACGAACTATTTCCTACCCGAGCAAAAGAAATAAATGCTATGTATGATCATTTGGAAGAACGAATGATGATGATGCCAGCAAGCGGAACAGATCACTTCCATAATGCATTTGAAGGTGGGTATATTGATCACGTGTTACGTGTTATGGATTGTACTACCAAATTATATGAGTCTTGGAAAGAAATGGGTGCAGATGTTAATAACTTTTCATATGAAGAATTAATGTTTGCTGCTATGCACCATGACTTAGGTAAAGCAGGATTTCCAGGCGAGGGCGAAGAAGTATACATTGTAAATGATTCAGAATGGCATCGTAAGAATCAAGGTAAAATGTACAAGCATAATTCCAATATTCCATTTACTATGGTACCAGATCTTAGTTTATGGACATTGCAAAATTTTGGAATTAAAACTTCTTGGAATGAAGCGCAAGGCATACGAATTCATGATGGAATGTATGATGATGCAAATAAAGCTTATTTTGTATCACGTAGCGCCGATTCAAAATTGCGTACCAATTTGCCATTGATTTTGCATCACGCAGATCATATGGCAGCTCGAATTGAATATGAAATGTGGCGCGATAAACGTCCGTCAGCAAAAACAACTATACCTAGTACTAACACTAGAAAATCAACGTTAGCTAATACTGCAGCGTTTGATATTTCTAAGATTTTTGGAGAATAATTATGATAATAACGTTAATATCGTTATTAGTAGTCGTATTATCGGTAGCCATTTATATAGTAAGAAACTTACTTAAAAAAATGGAAACGTTAGAAGATAATATCGATGAACTAGTTAAAAATATAACAGAGTATGATTCATTTTATGAAGACTTAAAACGTCGTGTAAATGAATCTAATTCTAGATTAAAACAAATAGATCGTTTAGGCTCATTTGAAGCTGATGATGAGACGGGGGTAATCTTTAAAGAACTTAAAGATATTGTAAATGACTTGAATGAAAGGTTTTAAATGTCGCCAGTAGAACAATTTTATGCTGACTTAGATGTACAGGATACCGTAACAAAACGTGGACGTAAAGCTACTAACATGTACTTTACTCTTACAACTGAAAAAGCAATTATAGCTTATAATAAAGAAACTGATTATGCATTACGTAATAAAATTTATCGTGAGCATATTGACTATGCATTTAATAAGTTAGTAGAAAATATTTATCATACGTTTAAGTTTAGTTATTTTGACGTGCCGTATGAAGATGTTAAATGTGAAGTAGTTGCATTCTTAAACGAGAAAATTGGGAAGTATACGGAAGGTAAAGGTAAAGCCTTTAGTTACTTTGGACGTATCGTTAAGAACTATCTCATTATTCAAAACAATGCAAATTACGCTAAATTGAAGCGTCGAGTAGAAACTACGGTTATAGACGATGATCGTAATTTATCGTTAGAAATGTCTATATCTTCTTATCAAGAGTCCTTAAAAGATTTTACAGATCTATGGGTAAGTTGGTATGATGAAAATATGGACAATGTATTTACTAACAAACGTGATGTGTTGATAGCCGATACTATTCTAGAAATATTTCGTATTCGTGATAGCATTGAAAACTTTAACAAGAAGTCTATCTATATCTTAATACGTGAACGTACAGGTCTTAAAACCCAAAATATTACGCGTGTTCTTAACGTAATGCGTAATGATTTCGAGAAAATGTTCACTAACTATCAGAAATCAGGACTAATTCGGTAACATTTATATTTATATAAAAGGTTATCAATGGCATCTACAGATTTTGAATTGTTCAAAGGTACTACACTTTCAGATCTAATGAAAGATATTTACCATAATTCAAAGAAAAAATCTAGACAGATCGATGGTCTAATTCAAGAACTACAACCGTTAGTTAAGAACGTTGGCGACGCTGCAGTAATAGTCCCAATGATCAAAGAGTATTTAGAAGTATCAGTAAAAAATGATGATGCGTTAGTTAAATTAGCTGCGGTAGTACAACGTTTATTATCGGTCGGTAGTCGTGAAGAAGGCGGTAGCGAGTTTATGCTTTCCGACGAGGAACGTACTCGTTTATTGCAAGAAGCTGAAGCTGAAATAAAAGCTATACAACGTAAATCGGAGTCTGAATGATAACGATTGCTCAGGTTGTCGATACATCCACGGCATATAAAACTACAAAGCATAAAACTCAACCCGACCGCGGAGATTTCCCGTTAGGTACTATAAAGTTACGTGGAATATCCCGAAATCAAACTACGGAAGAATTTTATGCATATCCTGCCGTTAATACTTTAACAATACCATTGCTAGGTGAATTAGTTTTATGTTTTAGATCTTTAAGTGATTATGGTAATGGCGCTGATTTAGAAAATGCTTGGTTTTATTTGATGCCAGTTAATACGCACGGTAATGTAAATCTTAATCCTTTATTAGATTTATATACAGTGCCTGCGGGCGGCGGAGGTGGACGTTATACGTCGACAGCTGCACCTAAGAATGTAGAAGTCAATGATTATAAACCTGGAGAAACGTTCGAGGAAAATACTCAAGTAAAAAATATACAGCCGTATGAAGGTGATATATTATTTCATGGTAGATTTGGGCAATCGATTCGATTAGGTTCAACTGTTACTGGAAATTTATCACAATACGCAGAAAAGTCATGGTGGTCTAACAATACCGCTAAAGGATCTCCTATAACTATTATAAGTAATGGACATAAAGGTCAGGGAGGCCCTAACAAATATATAATCGAAGATCCGGAAACTACAAAAAGTATTTTTGTTCTTAGTGCTGATCAAAAATTAAAATTTACTCCTTCACAAAAACAAATAGGTGTTGGCGTAACGCCTGTAGCTAATTACAATAAAGCTCAAGCTATTATTTCTTCCGATCGTTTAATCTTTAATTCTAAATTAGATGAAATAATTTTATGCGGTAAAAAAACCGTTAATGTAGTTACTCCAAAATGGCAAATGGATATGGATAAGTTGTTTACTATTTTAGAAAAGACTTTACAGCAGTTAGCAGATTTAACTTCAGGTAAAGCTCAATTTCAAACTCCGATGGGTGGCCCAACTTTAACAGCTACTAATTTAGCACAAGTACAACAATTGGTAACAGAATTAAAAACAATGAAACAATAAAGGATTGATATGCCATTATCATCAGCACAGCCTGGATTAGAAGCTCAAATATTTGCAGCTTTAAAAAAAGCCCAGTTATCGAAAGATCCTCAATCTGCTACACAAACGCTAGCAAAAGATTTAGCTCGCGCAATACACTTATATGCATTACAGGCACAGGTCAATCCAGGCCAAGTTGTAATAACTCCACCAGGTGTTGTTATACTTGGGGCTAGTGCAGCTGGGCCAGTAACCGGGGCAACAGCGGCACCAGGGACAGGTACGACTACATCGCCCGGAACTTTATCATAAACATATTTATTTAAAAGGATATTATGGATACCAAGTCTTTTATAAAGGCATTACGTACTATTATTCGTGAAGAAGTGCAGACAGCTGTACGTACTGAATTACGTAGTTTGTTAACAGAACAGACAAAACAAACATATTCTCCTCCGGTTACAGAAACAGTAATGCATTCTAAGAAACAATCACAGAAGCCTAAATCTTTTGTAAAAGATCCGTTACTTAACGATTTGTTAAATGATACGGCATCACGCCCATTAAATTTATCCGAAAGTAGTACTTTATCATTTACTTCGGATATGGCTCAAGCCTTCGGTGTTATGCGTAACCAGCCGACAGCGGTAGCTCCAGCACATGATTTAGACGGCCGTCCTGTAGACGTTAATAACGAACAAGTAGCTACAGTAGTTAATGCTATGACTAAAGATTATTCAGCATTAATGAAAGCTATCGATAAGAAGAAAGGACGTTAATGGTAAGGACCATTTATCAATACAAACCGTTTATCGATCCTAGTTCAACAGCTGTTGGTATAAAATTACCATTTAATCAATCGGCTATTAGCAAAAATGATCGTACTGCTATAGTCGGTAATGTATTAAGTGGTTCATTTCAAACAACGGGAGGTAAAGGAGTATTTTCTTTATCTTATACTACCGAAGATCAAGCTATTAGTAATCTTACAAATTTACTACTTACTCGTAAGGGTGAACGATATATGCAACCAAATTTTGGCACTGATATATATAATAGTATATTTGAACAAAATACTGAAGTATTAGCTGATAATTTGCAGTCTAGTTTAGAAGAAGATATTAATTTCTGGTTACCGTATATAACATTGATTAATGTCAATGTATTTCGTGAGTCACGTAACGAAAATGCTTTGAATATACGTATTGTATTCCGAGTTACAAACGTAGGAGCTAATTTAGTAATAAATGTATTAGCTCAAGAAAATACAATAATAGTATCACAAGCCACTCCACAAGTTGACGCTAATCGTCAATTAACGGCTGTTGGAGTGTTTGCATCTAGGAGAGTTTAATGGATTTAGTTAAAAAGGATGTAAAGTATTTAAATAAAGATTTTGCTCAGTTTAGGCAAAACTTAATCACGTTTGCTAAACAGTATTATCCTAATACTTACAATGATTTCAATGAATCATCGCCTGGCATGATGTTTATAGAAATGGCATCATATGTAGGCGATGTTTTATCATTCTATGCAGATCAAAGTTTTCGCGAATCAGTTTTATCTAGCGCATTAGAAGAAAGTAATGTTTTAATGTTGTCGCAGTTGTTCGGATATAAACCTAAACTTAATACTCCTGCTATTGTAGATTTAGATGTATATCAATTGATACCGGCAATAGGTACTGGTGTTAACGCACGCCCTGATTTCCGTTACAGTCTGAATATTAGACAAGGCATGCAGGTAGCTACAGATTCTGCCACAGCACCGATAAAATTTCGTACAATACAAGATGTTGATTTTACATTTAGTAGTTCACTGAGTCCTACGGATATATCTGTATATGAAATTGACGGTTCAGGCAATGTACAATACTATCTTTTAAAAAAATCTGTACAAGCTGTATCTGGGGAAGTTAAAACTTCTACATTTACTTTTGGAGATCCTAAGCCGTACGATAAAATAGTATTACCTGAAGCTAACGTATTAGATATAATTAGTGTTACTGACGATGATGGAAACACATGGTACGAAGTTGATTATTTAGCTCAGGATACAGTATTTGATGATGTAGCTAATATTCCTTATAATGATGCAGAACTTTACATTTACAGAAGTTCAACTCCTTATTTATTAAAATTACGTAGATCGGCTCGTAGATTTGTAACACGTGTACGTGAAGATAATCGTATAGAATTGCAATTTGGATCTGGAGTTAGTTCGGATGCAGATGAAGAATTAATACCTAATCCTAAAAATGTCGGATTAGGTTTAGAGTATTTATCGCGTACTACTAATTCAAATTTAGATCCCAGTAACTTTTTGTATACTAGTACATATGGATTAGCTCCTAATAACATTGTATTAACCGTTACTTATAGTGTCGGTGGATCTGTCAATGATAATGTTGCGTCTAATACACTTACTAAAATAGATTCTATAACCTACAATACAGCTACTGAATTATATGGATTAAATTTAACTAGTACTAAAGATTCTGTCGCCGTTAACAATCCTATTTCTGCTACAGGCGGTAAAAGTAAAGAATCACTTGAAAGTATACGACAAAATGCTATGGCAAGCTTTGCAGCTCAAAATAGAGCTATCACGCGCGAAGATTATATAACTAGATGTTATGCTATGCCGGGACGATTCGGTTCTGTTGCAAAGGCTTATATTGTAAGTGATTTTCAATTAGATACAAGTGATCGAGACTATCCTAGAGATACTATTGCTAATCCATTAGCATTAAATTTATACGTATTGTCATACGATGCTAATCGCAACTTTACAACCCTTAATCCAGCTACACAAGAAAATCTACGTACATATCTGTCTAATTATCGTATGCTAACAGATGCTATTAATATAAAAACTGCATATATAGTTAATGTAGGAATAGAAGTAGATATTGTACCTGTACCTAGTTATAATGCTAATGAAGTTATTTTAACTTGTATCAATAAGCTTAAGCAAATGTTCGATCCAGATCGTTTGCAGATTAATGGATTAATTAATATTTCTAACATTACAAGTGAATTAGATAGATTACCAGGTGTGCAGTCTGTAGCTAAATTTGAGATGAAAAACTTGTTTGATAAGAACTTAGGATATTCAGGTAACGTGTATGATATGGTAGGAGCTACTAAAAACGGTATCATATATCCTAGCCTAGATCCTTGTATATTCGAAATAAAATATCCTAACGCAGACATTAAAGTCCGAACAGTAAAACCGTAAAGAGTAACGCATGTACCACTTATATTATCCAGAACGAGATACTACATTATACGAACGATATCCGGCGAAGAACACGGGTATAGATCCTATTTTAGATTTAATTAAACATGCATCAGGATCATTGTTTGAACGTCAAATTCAAGGCGCTAATTACAACTCTAGATTTCTATTAGATTTTGGATCTCAAATAACAGCAATTCGTAATGCTATCGTTGCTGGAGATATTCCGCCGATAGGCCTTAAGTCTCAAAATTCTGCATCTGTTTACTTAAATATACGTGCTGCACAAGCTACAGATTTACCTATAAATTATACTATTTATGCATTTCCTGTTTCTGAATCATGGACAAATGGTAATGGTAGATTTGATAATGTACCTGACATATCTAATGGGGCATCGTGGTATTATCGTGACAATGCTAACCAAGCTACTTTTTGGAAGACTGGATCGGCACATATTCCTCTTCCTT